AGGACTCATAATCCTTTGGTTCTCGGTTCAAGTCCGAGCGGGCCCACCATTTTATTGACGTTGGCGAAAAATATACCTACGGTTTTTACCTACACTCCAAAGCCGATATGAAGGGATTCTCGAAAACTCGCATTCCGAATATGTCGCGCAATGAGGCCAGCGGCCGATTTTATGCCGTGGCGCGACGGCCCGGAGTGAAATATCCCATTTACAAATCACTCAAGACGGATAAGGAATCCGTGGCCAAATTGCGCCTGGCGGCAGCTATCGCCAAAATCCGCACTGCCGGCACCGGGCTGGTGCAAGGCAATATCACTTTCCGCGAGGGGGCTGAAATCTACAAGTCGCAGAAATTCAACGGGGCGCGGGAACTCAAAGAGCTTTCGGTGAAATATCGGGCGCGGTCCATCAAAATGATTCTGGACGCCTGGGGCAAGACGGCGGATAGGCGGCTGGATGAGTTCAAACCACAGGATTGCATTTCGCTCATGGAAAAGCTGCGCGCCCGTTATTCGCCACGGCGATCCAACGGCGCGCTTTGGGCTTTGCGCGGAGTGTTTGAAATTGGCATCGAGTCGGAGGTGATCGTCAAAAATCCGGCGGCAAAGATCAAGGCTTTGGAAGTGGTTCAGAACGCCAAAAAACTTCCGGAGGATGAACGATTTTATATGATGATCCAAAAGCTGGGGCGGCATAAGCGGCTCGCCAATGCACTGGCTTTTGTCCGCACTCTGGCCCTGACGGGTCACCGGCCGGCATCCATCCGCAAATTGCTGCCCGAGCATGTGGATTTGCATAAACGGGTAATCCATTGGCCGCCCATCAAGCATAAGTCGGATTCCAATATCATCCCCATGAGCGATGAGCTTTACGAGGTGATGGCGGATTTGATGAAAAATCACAAAGGCACAGGGCCGCTCATACCGCTAAAGGATCCGCGCCAAGCGCTCAAGACAGCTTCCCGGCTGGCCGGCATTGAGCCGCCGATAACGCCTGGCGCATTGCGGCATTTCTGGAGTTCGCGGGCGATGGAAACGAATATCCCGGTGCATGTCATCGCCGCCATGCGCGGCGATCGGGACGGTGGCAAGACACTGCTAAAGACTTATTCGCATTTGCGGGATGCGCATGTGCGGGAAATGGTGGCGAAACTGCCGGGCACGCGCCAGCCGGTTGCGGATTGCCTGCCGCGCCGGTCTAAGCGGCAAACGACGGCGCGAGCTTGATTTTTGGTTTGCGGCGGCGGATGAGGAGCGGCGAGATGCGCAATTCATGCGGATCCCCATAATCCGGATATTCCAACCGCGCCAAGGGTTGTTTGCAGGGAGAGAGTTTCAGCCGGATACCTCTTAGAACCCACATCGAGCAAAAGCAGGTTGCTCCGGGCACGGGCGGCAGGTTCACAGCATAGCGGAACAAGTCCTGAATGGAGTAGGGCGGCGGGTTTTTGAGCTGTTCATCAAACCAGCTTTCGAGCGCGGCCCAATCTTCCTGCGTGGTTCCGGCAAGGCGATATTCTTCCACCGTGGCGCGTTCACCGGGATTCCAGCCGCGTTCCCGCACGCGCGGGTAAAAGTTTTCGATGATATTGCCGTTGCCGCGAATGAAGGCCGCATGGGTGCCGCGCCCATGCGTGAGGAACTTGATAGCCGCATCCATTGGGTCATGGCCGCGCGCCCAAATGCCAATCAATACCTCGCCCCGGTGCGGATGGTCAAAGTAATGGCATTCGGACGCGGTCATGGTCACCAATCACCGCCGATTTTGCCAAGTTTCAGCCCCAGGCCGAACAGGCCGCCGCGCTTCATGTTCAAGTTCGCGCCGAAGCGCCATTGCTGTTTCGGAAAGCCGGACCAGTTTTCTGCATCGCCGATCAATCCTATGCTCCAGCTCTGGCTTACCGGCTGATAGATCAGGATGCTGATGCCATAACCAAGAATCGCCGTCGCCTGGCCATTGTTATCCTTGGCTTGGCCGGGCACCTTGATATTGCCGATGGTGGCACCGCTCAATGGCACGCCGATGCCGGCATAGGTCAATGGCGTGATCTGGAACCATGAAGCCACATTGATTGGCTCGGCAAGCGTGGCATTGCCGCTTGGCATCCAAAACCCACCGTCCACGTAATCCACTCGCACGCCGGTATAGAAATCCACCACGCCGCCTTGGCTGACCGGCCAGAAAAGTCCAATGCCGCCACCAGCCTTGTGTTTCAAACCCGGCGCATAAAGTCCGTAGGGCACCCAAAACCAGTTCGTATTACCGCCCGTGAAAGCGGCAAAAACATTGCCGACCGCACTTTGAACCGAATTTGTACCGGTCGGAGCCGATGGCGTGGGAAACCAACTGGCAGCGTTTAATGCAGGCAATTGGGGGCTGGCGGCAACTGTTGAGCCGTTGGTGACGATTTGAGCATTACTGGTAATGGCCAGAGCGGCGGCGGCGAGGATAATAGCGATGAACTTTTTCATGTTTTCGATGGTTGTGCCGCTATTGCGGCGGGTTCAGTTTTCGGTAAAGGCGCGACGTCAACCGCTGGCCGTGCCATTGTTGGCGCAATGGTTCCCGTCTTGAGAAACCGCTTGATGCCATCCCAGCCGCCGATCCAAGCGTAGTACCGGACGCCAGCCCAAAAATGCAGGGCGATGACATGCGGCAAGCTGCAGAGGGCGGCGATTTCATAGCCGCTCAGGTTATAACCGCTGGCGGTGGCGATATGTTGCGCGATCTGAATGACTTGGTTGGTTTCGTTCATTGGTGCCTGCCCCTATTCGGCGTTTTGGGCGGTGAGTTTGCTTTTCATGTCGGCGACCTGGATGGAGAGAACGGCAACGTTTTGGGCGGTAGCGGTTTCGCCATCCTGAATCTTGCGCGTCCAATCGCCGATTTTTTGCATATCGGCGGAATGGGCTGCCTGCGTTTCAAAAATTTCCGTATTCGCCTGTTTCAACCCGGCCACGGCGGCGTCAGTGTGGGCGGTGACATCGGCTTTGATGCCATCCAATTTGGCATTGAATCCCCAAGCGATGAGGATGCCAAGCAAAGGCGTCAACACGGTGAATAGGAGATTTACGGTGTCGCGTTTCATGGGTTTTTGGGAATTGGCGCTACGATGACCTGGTTATTGTTGGAAACGGTCACTTGCGCCACGGCTTCGTTACCTTGCGGATCGGTGGCGGAAACGGTGAATTGCGCACCGGGCGGTGGATTGGGCCAGGTCAATTGGTTCGTGGGGCCGGTGATGGTGCCATAGACCCAATTCGTGGATTGCAGGCCGTTGGTGAAATCGCTGGACGTGGGCGGCAACATGAACATCCGGTTGCCCGCCAGCAATGGCTGAGCGGATTGATTGGTAAATCCGACCGTAAATGGCTGCGTTTTCGGTGCCGGCGGCAACGGTGCGGCGGAAGCGCAGCCAATAAGACAAATCAACAGAACGGTGAAAAAGATGGTGGATATAGTTTTCATTTTCCAACCCACGTTGAGTTAGTTCTGACGTAGAGCTGTCCGGTATCGGTACGGGTGCAAAGCGAACCATTTGGCGCACTGAAAATCGGCAGTCCATTGGTGGTAAGCCAGACCACAACGCCATTGGTTATGATCCCGCTGGAAACGGTAAGTGCGCCCGCGCCCTGGATGCGGATGCCCGCCGATGATTTTTCAACTATGCCACCCGGCGCGTCGTTGGTGATTCCGCCCGCATGGTTAAAGACACCACCCTTGCCGGTGAGGTTAAAAAAACCACCACCGTTGTTAGGGCTTTCTTCAAAAAATCCGCCGCCGCCTGTATCCGAATAGCCATTCGGCGATTCTTCATTAAACCCGCCGCCGCCGCTGCCATCCAGAAACCCGCCCGCGCCGGTTCCTGTAAACGATACGGCGCTTAAATTGCCATTGCCGTCAGTGACAACTCCACCGCCATCGAGCGAAGTTGTATATGCAGCAGGAACACCCAAGCCATAAATTGTCGCACCGCCGTTCACGATCAAACCCTGATATGGCCCTGCGGCATTTAAAGTGAGCGCAGCATAACCCGCGTGAGTTGATGGATTGTAACTGCCGTTAAGGGTGTAACCGCCAGAACCTGACTGCATAAAATTAGCGGCAATCAACTGGCTTCCATTAACGTCAGTAAAATTCCCTTCAAAACTTACGTTCGTCCCGCTCGCGTTGCTTACGTTCGTCGCCGTAACGATGATGACGATATTCGTCTGGCCGGTCTGGATTGCGTAATTTGCCAGATTGGCACAGGCGTTGAATTGCCAGATGTTTGTGTCGTTTGGCACATAAATGGCAATCGGGTGAATGACGGGTCCGAATGTGGAAAGTAAAACCGGGCTGGCGTAATACCAGCCGGGATTCAGATTGATGCCAAAAAGTCCATTCGTGATCGTGGCATAGCCCGTCGAACATGGAAAAATTGTGTTTGTGCCATTCCCAATGGACACCGCCAGCGGCTTGAACTGGATAGTATTGATCCGCCCGACAAATGGCGCTTGGGTCACATCCGTGCTGAAACCCACCACTGGTGTAGCGGGCGCAATGGCCGCGCCGGCCAGAAGGATGGCGAGCGCGCCCAGGAAGATTTGGAATAAACGCGGGATGCTGGCAGTCATGCTACCCACCGCAAAAAGTCAATTCCGGCTCAGTAAAGGGCTTGTACGTACCTCACAACGCCGTTTGAGTAGCTCAGGGTGACAAGTGCAAGGCCGTTACTGCTTGTCGTCAGATAATGTTTCCCAGGCCCAAGCGCGGCCAGTGCGTTGGTTATGGTGGTCAGACTCCATCCGTTGGAGGGGTAGGCTGTCCCGCCGTAAAAGTTCATGGCGTAATCCGCTTGGAGCGTTCCATGGCCAAGCCCTGCCACTTGAAAGAATGAATAGCTCGGACTGATTGCATACATGGGAATTGTCCACGTGCTTGTGCCCCCTCCGGTTGTCAGCGTGTACGGCCCGTTGTATGGCTGAAATCCGCCGCCAAATTGCAGCAAGTTCGTGCTCATTATCAGGAATGATCCAGTCACAAGGTTCGCGGTGGAAAAGCTCAACGCCAGATTGGTTCCGGTAGCATCAACGACGAGCGTGGCATTCGTGGAAAATATGTAGTTGGGTGGGAACGCCTCAATCATTCTCTGTCCGTTGATGAAGCACGCATAATTTGTCCCCGTGCTCTGGAAAGTGGCTGTGTTCGCAAGCATCAACTGAAACTGTGAGTAAGTCACTGGCGACCGCGCATCAACCGCATCATCAACGTAGGTGGTTTGGAACGTCAAATCGTTCGTGTTCCCTCGCGCAGCGGAATTCTGTATGGCGTTGATTTGAACCTTGCCGAAGCCGCCGGTAGAAACAGTTGTGACGGCGATATAGGTGATGTTGGGCAATGCCGGCATATTAGTCGTCCAACCGCTGGTGCCGGTCGGCGAATAGAAAACCGACGTTGTCGCGTTGGTACCCGGAGTTAACCCGCCGCCGCCCAATACCGGGCCTAATGCAGCCACACGCGAGACGTTGGTGAAGACACCAAGGAAATTGGAGTACGCAAAATTAAAGTTCGTGTTCATCAGTAGCAGCGTGGCGCTGGAAACAACGGTATTCGACAGGTTGTAATAATTATTTGTGACCAGGTTGGGCGCATTGGTCGGAACTCCGAAGATGAAATATCCTATGCCATTTGTTACGCCCACGGCTATGGTGGTAGGGCTGGTGGCGTAATTCTGATTCGAGACCGTCAAGGAAAAGTTTGTCACGCTCGATGCGCCGCCGGCGGGAACCTGCCACGTCCAAGTGCCGTCGCCGTTCGCTATCGGGACATCCCCGCCCGCTCCGGTAGAAAAACCGTTATCCACAAGATTTGTTCCGGTGTATGGAAATAGACCGAAGTAACCCATCGCCGCCGTAGAGAAGTTGTTTGTCGCGACGGTCCCCCCGAGAATGTTTGTGCCGGGCAGAGCGGTTATCAGATTATCAAGTGCTGAGACGTTTGTATTGAGTGACGATATGACAGAAACCACGCCATCAAGTGATGCTGTATTCGTCACCAGCGCGGCGACGTTTGTAACCAAACTATCCACCTTCGCAGACAAAACCAGATTCGTCGCGCTGTTGGTGGCACACCAATTTTGCAGCCAGTAAAGATCAACCATTATCTTCGTGAACGCGAGCGGGTTTGGATCGCCAGTGATATATTGCCTCCCGCCGATTGCGTGAACCGTGTTCGTGTCAACGGCGGTGATTTGTGCTTCGGCACTAAAAACGCATGAAAGCAATAGCGCGAGGATGATTTTGATTTTCATTGTACGAGGGGTAACAGGTTGAACGTGTCGTTAAAAAATGCCGCGCAGATCGGATGATTTACGCCAAAGCCGGTTGATACGTTGCGGATGGCCACGGCCTGAATGTCAACGCGCTCACTGCATTGGTAAACCAAGGCGTCAGAAGTGAAAATCGGCCAAAGCACTTGCACGGTCTGACCTGTATTGTACGTGCCGAAAGCAACGAAACTGCCGCTACGGATGCAGCCAATCGTCACCGCCACACTCGCCGGGTTAGCCGTAGAACCGCCGCCCGCGCCCGTGGTGGTATCGCCAGCCCCGACGTTGCCATTACCGGCCCCAACCATGCCGTTGCCGGGAACTACTGGTGTCGGCAACGCCGTGATCCGGTTGATGCTGACTGAATAAATCCACCAGCCCTTGGCCGCGTTGTCTTGCTGGAAACCGGCTTGATGCGAGCCTGAACCATAGTTGTTTCTTTGCCATTGATTGCCACAGCCCCAGATTGTCTTTGTGGATTCAGACGAGTTTGCCGGCGGCATTAACGCGGCTATGGTCTCACTCAGCCAGTAGAACGGATAGCGCGGAATCGGACGGGCGCGATGCAAGGCCGGACGGATTGCGACCGCGATACAATTCCACTTCGCCCAAGTGCTTGTCCCGCCGGTCGGCACCGGATCGTGTGTCTCGTTTGTGGTCGCACCTTTGGTTTTATTCCAATTCGGTTCATTGGCCCCGCTGTAACCCGCAGCCGTGCATTTGAAAAAACTTGTGCCGAGCGAATCCGCGATGACAAAACCGACTGTAAACCAAGTCTGTGCCTTCCATGGCGGCGGTTCGTTCTGAGACTCAACATTTGTCGTTTGCGGATAGCTGTTGCTCGCGGCGATGTTGTCAGGGTTCAGATTTCCCAAAAGCATCGGATTCTCTTGAAAAATACCACCGCCAGTTTTGTTTTTATAGCAAACGTAATTCCACGGCATCAGATCAACCGTCACTGCGTTTATATTCGCAATCGGTTGTGTGATGCCGGTCCAGAATCCTGGCACGGAAGTCGAGACGCCCCACGATCCGGCTGCCAGCACCTTCCTCATGTTGAAAAAAGGCTGTGGAAACTCACTGATCAAACTGATGATATTGTTGTTCGCGTAAGTGCCGCCGAAAAATCCGCTCGGATCAAGATTGGCCTGTGTATATGTGAAGGCTTGCGACGGATAATAATAAGTGTTGTTTGACGTATATTCGTTGCCGTAAGCATCAATGGTGGCCGTGCGTCCAAGGTTTGAATACGTCGCCAAAATTCCAGGCGTACCTGGAGGGTCAACCGCCGAAACCTGAACCACATAAATGCCAGCCGGATAAGTTCCACCATTATCTTGTGCACTCTCGGGCAGATTGATTCGCTTGATGTTGTAATTGCCATCAATGCCGTTATCTGCCACGGAAGACGTATAAGTGATGCTGACAGTCGGAAAATTTCCGGTAAGCCCATACATTTCGCCTAAGGCTCCCGAGGCGGGTTTTTGCCAAATGCCGTAGATTCGCGTATTTGTAACGCATGTCCGTGTCCGTGTGGCTGAATCGCCATCGGGTATTTGAAGGCCGTACGTGTTGCTCGAAGGATCGGTATCCATCCTTGTGCCTTCGTAGTAAACGTCCGTGTCAGAATCGTTTCCCTGATTGTTGACAGTCACCGTCGCGGTATATTCGCCGGGTGCAATTGTCTGGTTGCAGGTCCACTTCAGGGTAATGACTCCGGGATTTGTGACAGTGCCCGGAGTGTATGACGTTGAAAACGTACCCGGAAAATTTCCACCGATGGTTAAAAGGCTCGCCGGGTTCGACGCCGCAGCGTCTGGGGTGTTCGTAAATGTTTGTGTGAATGGCCCGTAAGTTCCGCCGCCGCCGCCTGAGCTTTTGTAATACTGTGTCGCGCCGGGAATGACATACAGTTTTATGACAAACACGCCAGTCAGTGTCACATTCTGATTGCCGCCGATGATAATGCTGTACTCACTGTAGTTCGCATAAAGAGGATCGTTGCCAACGCCAGAACCAGAGGGATAAGATGTTAAAAGGTTGTCGCCGAAATCGTAATTGTTTCCGCCTGGGCTCGGGCCTCCGTTAGGATAATTTTTCGGCAACTTGGAATCAAAGTCCGGCGGTGGCGTGGCGTAAGCAACCTGTCCGGCTGTGCCGTCCCAATACGCTGCCGAATAGCCGGGACCGCGATGCTGAATTTTTTTCTCGCAATACAGTGTCTGTGTTGTGAACCGGCCAAATGATGACCCCACGTTCATGGACGCGCTGACTGTCACACTCGGCGTTGTGCCGCCCTTGTCCTCAAACCAGAACCATTGATCGTGGTTGCTCCATGCCGGCCCGGAAATCGGCCAAGGCCCGCTAATGGCCGTTTTGCTGGCATCATAGCCCATCGCAGTCAGGTATGTTGAAAGATTCGTTCTCAAACGCGAAAGTTCACTTGCCCATGACGTAGGAGCCGACATCAGATACAATCCCGCAAACACCGCGCCATTGCCGCTCCCGCCCGTGCCAGACATGGACGTGATATTTGACGGCACAAATTGCGAAGCCAAAAATGGATAATTCGGAGTGAGCGTCAGAATGCCACCGTTGCTATCCACGGTATTGACCGTGATTGTCTGTGAAACCACCGCCATGCCATTCGCGGCAGAAAACGGCAGCTTGATAACATCACCAGCCTGATAGCCAGTCCCAGGCTTCAAAGCCACAACGCCAGTGATACGTCCATTGTTTATGGCATAATCAGGAAAATTGTAGCTCACAGACGGTCCGGCAACGTTCATTCCATAAGTGGCTTGCGCTCCGCTACCGTTGGTGTTTGCGCCACCAAACACGCTCGTTATATATGCCGGACTGCTGATGCCGGACAGATTCGGAGGCATGGGAAAAAGTGAAACAATTTTAAGCCCGATGATTCCGCCATTGGTATCCACGGCTTCCACCTGCAATGTACACAGCAGGTTGCTCCCAAAGCCCTGAATGGTATCGCCAGGCTTGTAGCCGGTGCCGCGTGCAGTCGGAACCAAGGCGAGATAATCAGCGTGTTGGTATCCCCAATCAACGCCATTATTCTGATACAGTGGCGAAACTACGCTGGACAAACGACCGACTCCGCAAGCCGCATTTGCGGCAGCCGCCAACTGCCTCATGTCGCTTACCAGAATCTTGCTTTGATTGGTTACAGCCATACGCCTGTGCCGGTGAAAACCTGAACCCAGCCGATGCCGGAATCAGGCACATTGCTATTTCCGTTGATCGTTGAGAGATAGCCGCCAGCCGATGTTCCGCCGCCGTATTGAACCACATCGTAAATATTGTATCCGCCGGCGGCACCCACAACCGGATCAAAATACCCACGATAATTCCAGTTGCCACTTGGCGGTGATGAACCAGGGCGTTTTATCTTCGGCACATAACCTTTTGGCGTTTTGTCAAAATTCAGCGCCGGGTTATCGCAAAAAATGCTCGATTTCGGATCCCATAACATGTCCCAAACGCGCTGCATGAATACAGCTTCCGAATCCGTGCCGGTCGGCCGTACTGGTGGATGTGGAAATCCCATGGATCAGGTGGCCAGCGGATAATCATCCGTGGACCAGTTAAAAAGTTTGTATTCCGTAACGATGTTTACCCGGTTATTTGCTGCTGTCACCCGGCTCGAGCCGCCCTTGAGCGCGCCCGCCATATAATTCGCAGGAACTGGCGTCAGGCTGTTAAAAATCACGTTCAAAGCCCCGATGATTTCATTCGGGGCTGGAAAAATCCAATAGCCCCCGTTCGTAATTTCCGTGTAGAACTGGCTCTGTGTCTGCAGCGCATTCACATTCCTATCTGCCACGTTGAAATACCCGCGATTGCTCGCGCTCGTCGTGTGGCGCAAGGTGTATTGGTCGGCAAAAAAAACATCCTGGCCTGCCTGTGCCCGCTGGTATGCCCGCAAGATGGGCAGACAGACCGATGAACTGATAAAATCAAATGTAAACGTCCCGTCAAAAAAGTTGTTCGATGAGAAAACCCCCGTAGCATCCGCCACTGACGCCGGCTGGGTTGTATCCAGCGGGGAAGAATTGTTATCAATCCCAGCCGCCATTTTGCCCAAAAAACGGGTCACATTCCAATCCAGCACGTTTTGATCCGCGCTGCCAGTATATGCCTGCGCAACGATGTATAGATTCGCCAATAGCAGTGGATTTTTCAGCCAGCTAACCGTCACTTGATTCGCGTTGATCTCCCAAACGTCGATCGTGATATTTCCCGTCGTGTCCCGTGTCGTCAGCTTCGATATGCCATTCTGATACGTTAATTCGTACTCAATGCCCGCGCCGCCATATATGTTCGCCAAATTCTGCATCACGGCGAGTGATAGCCCGCTGAATTCCTGGTCAAACGTCCAGCCGTTCACCGGACTCCAGCGCCCCGTTTGACGCTGGCAAAACGCCGTGCTTAAACCACGCTGGCGTGGGCTGGCAATCACATTGTATGGGCCATCAAGTATGAGTGACATATCAGTGGTCTCCGAAATTCACGCCACGGCTGTTTTTCTTATTGGTTTTTACCTCATGATGAATCCCCTTTAGCTCCGTCAATTGCTGCTTGCCAATATCCAGCATCGAAACCCCGTGGCCACCGAAAGCGCCGCCGGCCTTTTCCCAATCCGTGGCCGCCAGGTGCAAAGGGCGCGTTTTTTCCGAGGCCGTCAATTGGCTGTCATATTTGTCATGCAGGTCAATTGCGGCTTTATCCTCGCCCACCTTTTTTGTCAGCCGTTTCACTTCCGCCGCGTGCTGTTCCGCAGTGGATTTTTTGTCTTTTTCCGCCGCATCCAGATCCGCCTGGTCTTTGGCCAAATCCTCCTGCTGTTTCAGATACAGGGCCCGTTTCGACAAAGCCTGTTGATAAATTCCCTGCACTTCGCCCGGACTGACCATCGCCTTGCCATCACCAATACCGACCAGCGATTCCTTGCCGTACTCCGTCGAATACATCTTGTCGTTTTCATCCTGCGCATACTTCATGTGCAGAAAATCCTTGATCGTCAGTGGCACCCCGTTCGCTTCCTTTTCTTTGTAATCCGCAATCGTTTTATCGTTGGCGGCGATTTTATCCTTTACCTCCTGCGGAATCCGCGAATTGAAATATTCCACCGCCTCGATGGTCTTATCGAAATCCTTTTTGCCCTTGTCATCGTCCAAATTGGCGCGGTTAGCTTCGGCCTTGGTGTGGGCATCCACCGCCGCTTGTTTGGCGGCCGCCGCATCCGCCTTCAATTTATTTAAAGTCTGTTGCTCGGCATCCAGTTCCTTTTTCCGCTCATCCTGGTCCATTTTGGCCAGTTGCTGCGGTGTGGCCCCGTGATTCTCCGCAATCTGCCGGCGCAGCGCATATTCTTCCTTCATCGCCTTCAACCGGTCATCCAGTACGTCCGTGGCCGATTCCTCTGTTTTACCAAGTTTTGTGAGCCATTCATTGAATTCCTTGGCTGCCGCGATATTTCGCAACATTGCCTGATGATGTTTTTCCAGCGCATCTGCGCCATCCCGGAAAACATCATTTGCCCGGCTCATATGCTCCTTGAAGTCATCCGCCGCCTCCTTGGCCGCATGCCAGCTTTTCACCAGTACGTAGCCAATCGCGATGGCCGCTATGGCCACCAGTCCTGGAATTGAAAATAAAATCCGTGTCACAGCGACACCAAACCATTGCGCCGCCAGCATGCCGGATGAAAACACCCGCGCGAAACCGCGTCCCGCCGCCAGTTCGCGCACAATCACCGTCAATTCCGCCATACCGCGCCGCAAATTGACCACCGCGCCCTCTGCGCCATGGGCACTTGATCCCATTTCCTGCGTGGCAAACCCGGCCCGCATCGCCGCCGCTGCCTCGTCAAGATAAGCCTGTGCCGCCGCTGATTTTCCGGTGCGGCCCAAAACCATGCTTTCCAAATTTGCCTTGCGACGGATGGCTAATTTTTCCGCTTCCGCCTCTGCCACCGCCGCAACCTCGGCATCCTGTTCCGCCGCCAAGGCAATTCCCGCCTCCCGTTCCTCCGCAATAATTTTTTCCAAGGCCGCTCGGTTGGCCGCTTCTTTCTCTGCGGCTGCCGTCGCCACCGCCGCAACCTCGGAAGCGTTCAATGATGCTTTTTGTTTGGCCGACGCCGCATAAAGCAAATTTAGGCGGGTGATCAAACTCTGTTGCTGCATGAACAGCGCCGATGCCTCTGCCGATCGGGCCGGTGCATTCGCTAGCGCGATATTCGTTTTCGCCAGGTCAAGCTTGAGACTTCTTTGCAGCCGCGTATTTGCCGATTGCGCCTCAGTAACCGCTTGGTTCAATGCCCCGCGATACGAAGCCCCAAGCTGTCCGCCAATGGTAAATTTGATGGAATCACCCATGAGATTCCTCCTTTTCTGTTTTTTGGCCCGCGCGGCGCGCGCTTTGCGCCTTTAAAAGCAGATCGGCTTTGAAGTCAGCCACATTCGAGAAACCCGCCGCCTTGGCCGCCGCCAAATCCGTTTCATGCGCATATTCCTCAAAATCCATCTCGAAAGCATTCATGATCCGCAGATTCCCATCCCGCTCCAACCATGTCATAAAATGGATTTGCGCCATCGCCAGCGGATATTCCAATGCCTCATTTTGCGTCCGGCACAGCCCGCTCGAAATTAGAAACTGCAGCAAGGCCGCATCATACGGACCGCCCAACGAACGCCCGCTGGCGTCCGGCATTGGCAATGTCGGTAAAAATGGAAAACCTTCCCGTCGCGCGTTGAATTCCGTCACGATCCGCGCCGAATCCAGGTAAATCCTGAATTTGGCCGTTTCCAGCGCCCAATCCGTTGGTGCCCATGACCGCTTGATTTCCGCCAGATAATTCCGCCAGCGCCAGGCCATGCGCGTCCGCCAGTTTGGAAACATCGGCAACGAACATACATTCACCGCCGCCCGCAGCCATCGCACCTGTTCCATGAAAGCCAGTTCGTTAAAATCCTTTTCCGCCATCCAGATCAGCGGATTACGCTGGCGCAAAAGAATCAGCCGATGCCCGATAGAAAAATCGAGCATCGGCAATTCGAGAATCGTGTGCCGTTCCGGACAGGCTACGTCGCTGAAAGTAAACTCATGCAATTCCGTCAGGCCCCGGCAGTCGCCGGCGCGGGTTCAGTCTTTTCCGGCACTGGAGCCGGCGCGGGTTCAGTCGGGGACGGGCTGGCCGGTTTGTCGGCTTCCTTGGCCGTAACCGAATGAATGCCATCCGTGCTGATCACCGCGTCATCCGCGTGCAGAAAATTCACCAGGTGCAAACTCGGGCAGATTGTCTTAAAAACCTCATGGCGGAAAACCAATTCATCATGCCCTTTCGCCTTGTCACCGGCCACCGCCGTGCCCTTGACCACGGCACCGCGCCAATCAATCCCAACCACCGGATCGTTTTCCTTTGCCAGACGGCCGTTTTTAAATTTGATAGGCATAAAATGTTGTTTTTATGATTGCCAAGGCGGAACGCATTTAGGCAGGAATCGCAAATTGAGCCGCATTTTGCGTCGGGTCTTTGAACTTCCGCAGCGAGATTTCCATGCCGCCCGGCTGTTCGTTCGAAAGGTCAATGCTGCCGCCTTCATGGTAACACCATGCACCCGTGAAATAGCCTCCCACGCCCGTGGCATTCAGCCATGGCAGATCGAAACCCGAAAGATTCACCTGTGCCAACTCCAATAGAAACGCGCCATTGGCATTCGCCAGCGCCTGGCTCGCCGCCGTCAGCTTAAAACTGAGGGTGATGATGATATGCGCATTCCGCGCATCCCATCCGAATTCAAAGCCGCCGAAATCCTTCACGTTCTGGCCATCCCAGGCATGTTTGCCCTTGACCGTCTGAATGGCGATGCCTACGTAGGCATCCAGCGCGCCGGCAGTGGTTTGCACCTTCGCTACGCCTCTTTGAACGATTCTTGGATCTGACATAAAAAATTAAGATTGGTGGTAAATATCAGCCGAGATTATTGAAAAATTGTCGGATTGGTGCACGATCCGCTCGCAAACTGGCTGTTGCTGATACACAGCTCTGCCGCCGGTGAAATGGCCGGTGCATAGAACTGTGATGGCACTGTATAAGACCAGGTCGCCCCGTTTGTCCATCCGGCGCTCGCTGGGAAATTCGTCCAGAAACCAACCAACTGGTTGTAATTCGCTGCCGTTGGCGACTGTCCGTAAGGGACCGTCCCATAAGATACAAAAACCTGCTCATTGGTATTGATGTTTGTCATTACCAGCGTGTGGCTTTGAAAAGCCATGCTCGTCTGGTTGCTGGTGATCTGAAATGCCGTATAGACGGGATAATAATTCGTTCCTGTCACCGGCGTATACGCATTGACAATCTGCGCCCGTGCCGAAAACGCCAGCATCAGCACAGTCACCACCAAAAAAATTGAGAGAGAAAGTTTTTTCATAAAATACATTTGCCAGTGCGGCTCGCCGCTCGAAAATTGGATTCAGTCAACCGCTTAAAGTTCCGTCAACGTAAAAGTCGTGTTGCTACCCGAGTTGAACGAATGCCGGTGAAAATCCAGCCGCAACAGATCGAATTGCGGTGGCACTTTTCCAATTTCCTCTGACACCAGCGCCTTTTGCGCATCGCTCAAACCGCTGGCGGCAATCTTCGCCAGCAAATCATTGCGAGTTCCGCGCAACATCCCGCACATCCATGGGCCCGGCGCTGGCGATGTTTTTGCTGTTGATGGGCCGGAAATCACCGGTGCCGGGTTTAAGTTCGTGTCAGCCATAAAAATTATTCGCTTGGCGCGTTACCAGCGTGGATTTCAAAATTGCGTACCTCTTTGATGAAAAACGACTGTCCGTCCGATTCTGCCCGTTGCGCGCCCTTATACTCCACAAAATCACAAAGGAACGTCGCCAGGTCTTTATGGGTCGGATCATCCGCCGCCAAAGCCTGTGCCGCCGCCTGGATGTCCGCCGCAATCGTCGCGGGCAAATCATCCGGGGCATCCCCTCCCGAAACACTTAATCCCGCCATCCCAACCCCGACAAAATCATTGATGCTTTGCCAGTTCACATCCGGATTGGTTTCGCCGGCCACATTGTTGCCGCGCCACTTCCATTCGATCCGCACCATAAACGACTCATTGCGCGTATGCGGGATCGTTTCCGTGGATTTGTGCGCGATCACTTCGACATAAGGCGGTTTCCGAGTTTTCCAATCGTTCGAAAACAAAAACTCGTATTTGGCCGCATCGTCGCCATAGCACTCCTGCAAATAGGCCAGCACCGCGCGCTCGATTTGCGAGCCAATATTTGTAACTGGAGGATACTTGGTAGCCATGCGCCAAGGGTGCGGAGTCAAAAATTGGAGAAATCCTGTTTCATGCCACGGTCCAGATAATCCTGAACCTTCGTATAGATCGCCACCGCTTCCTTTCGCACTGCCGCCTCTAGTGGTGGCGTACCCACTCGCACCAAAGCACGCCGATGTTTTTCCGCCAAAATCGCATTACCTTCGCCACCGATCGCATTTTCCGCCATCACCACACATTGATCCCCGCTCAAATCAATCACCGCCTTTCCCAGGTCGGAATTGTCCATTGAGTTCAACGGGTTGATTTTCCATTGCGCCGCCGATTTCATCCGGCTTCGCCCCGCATAGTATGCCGGATCTGCCAGCAACGTCCGGATAGGTGCCCCCCAACCGTGCTGAATAAAATGCGTCGAAGAATGACGACTCGAGGCCATCTGCGTGATCAGTGCCTGAATCATCGCCTGCCGCGCCAACGCCGAGCCCGGCCCGGTCGGCAATAAATCGCCAGGCAATTCCCACCGCCGGCCCGTCAACCGGTTATAGTCTGAATCCGGATTCATCCGCTCCATCACAATCAAAACCGCCATCGGTACTCGCGCGCCAACCGCTGAAAATGCAATCCTATGATCCGGCCGTTTCGCCCTCGATGGCCGGCCCGTCGCCGTAAAGCTTCGGACTTCAACTTGCAATTCCGCATCAATCTGTCCGACCGATACCGCTGCGGTATTTGCCTGTGCATCCAGACAAATGAACGCTGCGGACGTCACACATTGCTCGCGCAATGAACGGCGTCCGAACGCCACAACCTTCGGAATCGCCAACTGCAGCGCCGAAACATCCACCGTCGAATAAAGGTCCACACTCGCCATACAAACCCGCGCCAGTCGAATCGAAAAACATCCTCGGACAAATCTGTAAACAAATTTGTCCGAGCTGGAACAAACTGAAAATTCTTCATGGAATTGGAAATCAACAGAATCCCAATCAAATCCGCATAAACATTGCATTTTTGTTATTTCAAACCGTTGAAAACATGCAACTTACGCAAACTAATTTTGTGTAAACGCTTCGGAAAACATCTCTCACGGCAGACTTTCGTCGTTCCGTCACTGACGATAACGGTTGCGTGGGCAATAGATTTCTTATGGGGGGTGGGTTTATCGGTAAAACATTGGCAATTTCGCTTGTTTTGAATTTGTTTTTTGAGATTCGCCAATGTTTACCGATATAAGTAATTTAGCGCGGTTTGTGGCATGATTGCAGATGGCAGCGCGGCGCGGCTGATGTTGATTGTATTCCATCCGGCGTTAGGGATTGACTGGCATTTATTCTGCGATACGTTAAACGATATGGCCACCCGGCAAGGCATCCATGAGCGAAAGACTAAGGCAATCCGCCAAGCGCAAGGCTTGTGTGTGGATTGTGGTGATCCGCGCGGTGCTGGTGCATATAGATGCGCGCGGTGTAACAAGGATAGGCGCGAAGCGGCGGCAGCTCTAATGCGTGCCAGGCGTGCCAAAGGTCTGGCATAAATTATTTTTCAAAATTTTCGGTTTCAAATTCTCAAAAGCGGTTTTTGTGCTGATTTTGCAAGGCGTTTTCGCGCGTGAATTTATTTTGAATAAATCGCGCGTTAGGGATTGACAAGCGCGCGGGTTCTGCTAGATTCATTTCAGATTCAGTTATGAATCCTTGGTTGTGGACAGGACAAACCACAAGGCCAGCCGGGCCGCACGGCAAACGAAAGACTGATTATGAGTTCACGCACCCTGAAGATTGAATCGCGCGGCGATTTTGCCGCCAATAAAATCCACCCTGCAATCCGCATCAAAGGCAATTGGCCAGCAAAGACTGGTTTTGCCGCCGGAAATCGTGTCCAGCTTGTCATTTTGGCCAGCGGCCTAATTCAGTTGAAAGCCATCACCGCGTAATTTCAAACCATTTTTACCATGCAAAATTTATCCCTCACTGAAAAATATCGCCCGCAAACTTTGGCCGATTTGCGCGGCCATCCGATGATTGTCAAAATGCTGCAATCCTTTTGCCGCAAAGCCACCAGCAAAGCCTTTATCTTTCACGGGCCGCCGGGAAGTGGCAAGACGAGCGCGGCCTATGCGCTGGCGCGAGAACTCGGTTGCGATTTTTCAGTGAAACCGCTGGCAACCGGCGGATTATTTGAAGTCGCCAGCGGCGAACTGAATGCGGATACCGTCCGCGAGATGTTCAAAACCACGCTTTGTTATCGTCCGTTTTTCGGTTCCGGCTGGAAAGTCCTGTTATGCAATGAAGCGGACGCCATGAGCAAACAAGCCAGCGTGATATTTTTGGATGTGCTGGAACATTTGCCGGAAAAAACTGTGGTGATTTTCACCACCAATGACATTGCCGGATTTGAAAGCCGGTTAAAACAGCGGTGCGAAGTCCATGCTTTCAAGACGCCGGCGCGCGGATTCGATCAGCCGGAAAGCCTTGCCGAAACTGCCGCGCAAAGTCTGATTGACGACGTTTGGCAGGCGGAACTTGGCCACAATCATTCACCGCGTTTGGCGGATTTGGACGGCTGGAAAGATGCCGGATATGTTTCTTTCCGCTCGGTTTTATCCGCGCTTGAACCCCTAATCAGGCTCCAGCGTGAGGACGACGAAGCGCAAGCCGCGCAACTGGCCGCGCGCTCGCTGGAAAGCCAGCCAGCGGAAATTATTCCCGCGTTGCCGGATGGCGGACGCAAAAGCGCGCTCGCTGAAATAGAACTGGCCGCGAAATTCTTTGCCGCAAACCGTTGAACCTATGAAAACGAAATTTATTCAACCGCCGCGCGAATTTGGCTTTGCCGGTGATACGTTCAATCTGGCGGGGGAAACCTTGCGCCAGCCAGAAACCAAGCCGCAACCGCGCGTGGATTTGACGCGCGAAATGTTTCTGGACCATGCCGCCATTGAATTGGGCCGCGCCGTGCTGGCTGGAGAAATGAAACTGGAATGTTAATCGCGCGGGGCCGCTGGCCAGAGCCAACGGCCTAGCGCGGGGAATAATCCGCAAACGTGCCGGACGTGATCCGGCGAACTAAAAAAAATATGAGACTGACATTAGACCGGGAATTTTACATTCCAAAAGACAAAGACGCTATCGTGATGCAATCCGAAAAATGCGCGGCCATCTGCTATTTGCTACCGCCGGGGCCGGGGGGAAAATGGATGTGCAAGGGATTTTCAGGCAAACGCGCCCGTCCTGATTTTTATTACTCCTTTTCCGATGAAACCCGCGCGCGCAATTACTGCGCGGAGTTTATCGCGGGCAAAGAAAAATCAGCGGCGGAAAAACTCGCCCGCCGCGTCAAAATCACCGCCGAAAAATGCCGCACCCCGTTGGATGTCTGGAATCTGGTGCGCACCGGCCGCGATTATATTTCAGCGGCGGACACGGCTATTTGCGTCCGGGCCGCGCTCAAGCGCCATTTTCCGGAAATCAAATTTTCCGTAACCTCGGAAAACTATTCCATGGGGTGCGCGGTGCGCGTTAGCTGGACCGATGGACCGCTGGGGGCCGATGTGAATAAAATCACCAGCCGTTACAGCTTTGCCGGGTTTGATGGCATGATTGATATGGAATACAGCAAAGACCGCTGGCTTTCGCGCGATGGGGAAATGTCCCTGGCACATTCGGAAAGCACCGGCGGCAGCGCGGGGAGTTGCCCGGAATCCATCGGCGATCCACATTCGCCGGATTGTGTCCTGGTGCGCGGCGGGGCAAAATACGTCACCACCAGCCGCCACATGAGTTTTGCCTATGCTGAACGCCTCGCGCGCGCCATTGCGGGCAAATATGGCGTGGCCATGCCGGAATCATTTGCGAATGAAAACGCGCTTTGGAGTTGGGTAAATGGTTGCCGCGTGGAATGGAGTTGCGGCGCGGGCGAATACCTTTCCACCCTCATGCACCGTGAAGAAAACACCGTAACCGTATGAATATACATCTGACGAGCCCAGCCATTGCCCATCCGCGCAAGGAAATCGTTCCGCTCGCCGTTGGCTTGGCTTGGGGAAATGACGGCGCGATCTATCAAGAAAAATTGGACGGGGAATTTTCCCTGTGGACCGAAAGCGCGAAAGGCGGAAATAACATCCTGACAGTGGAAAAAATGGCCGATGGCCGGATTATCGTTTGGGATTGTTTGGCATCCGATGGCCAGGACTTGCGCGGGGCCGGCACCATGGACCGCTTTATGGCCATGGTGGGGCTTTGTGAGCGGTTCAAGCTGCCGATGGTGGAAACGGTTCAGGACGGCGGCGCGCTCCTCCAGCGCGTGCTGGCGCGCGGCGGCGAGGGCATTGTGCGCAAGCTGCCCCATGCCACCTATTATGACGCCATGACCGCCTGCAAACGGCTCCAGACCTGGCAATGCGCTGTGACCGCCATCAATTACGCCACGGGCGGCGCGGCCATCGTGGACGCCATAACGGGCGAAAATCGTGGCACCTGTCCGCTGCGCAACCGCGTGGGGCAATTTCGCGTGGGGTCCATCGTCAAGGTGGAAGGCTTGGGACTGCACGCGGGGGGTAAAATCCGCGATCCGCGCCCCTGCAAAGACACTGAAACAAGCTGGCTGGTCCGGTTTTAAAATTTAACCCAAAATAAACACAAATATGAACATCCAAATTGAATTGCCCGAAAAACCCGAACAACTGACCACTTACAACGATGAATATCTGGCGTTTCTGTGGCATCTTGCCCAGCACAATCCCGCGCCTTTGGAAGATGAAAAAGCGGGCCAAATTGTCGAATATATCGGGCGCGAAATCATTAGCCGCTGGCTCAAAAATATCCCGCCAGCACTTTGGAATCATCAAGGCAAACATCATTATTGGAATATCCTCCAGCAAAACGGTAAATGGCTGCCGGTAAATGGTGATGAAAATAAGCGGCAATGGCAGCCAAATCCACCAGTGGACACCATCAATTCCAAACCCTAAAATCGAATCATGAGCGACAAATTCCGCGATTTGAAAGCCACCATGCCGGCGGATGAATTCGGCGCGATCCAATGGGCCGCCAAGCGCGCCGGCGCGGGGCATAAAGCCATGCCCTTGGATGAATTTCTGCGCGAAACATTGCGCGAGCGCGTGCGGGCCGTGGTTCGCGCTGAAATCGCGCGGGGCAAATCCATTCCGCCGGATATTGCGCATCTGTTATCGGATACTGTTGCCGGGGCCAAAGCTTTCCTAGAGGATCCGCGCTTCAAATGAAATCTCAACTGACCTGGCAGGAATGGCTGTTTGTGGCCTGGTGCGCTGGTTGGATCATTTGGGGCTGCCTGAATTGCAATTGGTCATCGCTATCTTGGTAGCCGCCGGCAGCTCGCCGTTCACGCCTTGAAATTCGCGTCCACGGCCTTGAATTGGTACGTTAAGCCGTCCGGAAGCAAACCGCCATCCCATAGCTGCAGATCGACCGGCAACGCACCATTGGCCGGATATAGCGTAAACGGCGTCGTCTTGGTGGGGATATTGCCGCCACACTGATCCGCGCGAAACGTGATGGCATCAACCATGGTCGCCATTTGGATGCCAGCGCCCGTCTGGAACATATCTTCCCGGATATTCGTGTGACAACACGGAATTGGATCCGTCAACGGATTTATGTCTGTGTCTGCCTGAAAAATTCCCATCTTGGCACCGAAAAACGCTTCATGCTTTCGCTGCCCGGCCGTCATCTGCAATCTCTGAATGGCATTCATGGGGATTTTAAAAAATTAACCATCCGTAAGGACAAAACCCGCCGCATTGGATTGCCAATGCGGCGGGAACCATGCGTCAACCTCGGGCATCGGCCGGCAACGGGCCGGCAGAAATCAAGGCACCCAATTCGTATTGATCACACTCGGCGTGGGGGTGGTCGGTCCGTTATAGATTCCCGCCTGCACATATTGCGCGGTGGGGGCTTTCAAATTGGCGGCAAAGAGTTCGTTGCTGGAATAACCATTCGTGGCCAGGTTAATGAAATTGAAACCCAGCGTGGTGACACCTTGCGCCGCAAGATTGGTGGCATAGGTAAATTGAGCTGCAGCGGTGGCGGCGGGATTGGTCCATACCTGCCAGGGATTCGGCTCAAACGTTACGCCGTAATTGTAGGAGCGATAAATCTGGATGCCGATCGGCGCATTCGTATCCGCAAAACCGGCCTGATAAAAATAAGTGAGCCCAACATTATCGTATGCAAGGACAGATTGCGTCAGAGCATTCGTATAACTGCCGGGGCCGCCGGTGATCGTCTGGTAACTGTTCGTGGTCGTTACGCCGTTCCAAATGCCGTTGGTAAACGTGTAGGAAATAAACGTGTTCGTGGTCTGCGCCTGCTGAACCACGCTGCCGGCACCGGTAAATGGCGGGAACGTGTACAGGCCGATGTTTTGCGCGGGGCTGGCAAGCGCGCCAATCAATAGCGCGGCCAGCGTCAAAAGAAGTGAGGTTTTTTTCATAAATTTATTTCGCGGTCAATTTGGCATTCTCTGCCGTAAGTTCGGAGACTTTCGCGGTCAATTTGGCATTCTCTGCCGCGAGCGCGTTGCGTTCGGACTGCAACGCATTAAATTTTTGGACAAATTCATCACGCCCCTCATTTTCTTCAGCCAATTTCGCATTGGAATTCAACAATTCCCGCACCACGGGGAATTGCCGGGCGATGGTTTCAAGATGGATGGCCTTGGCGTGGTCCGTCTGGACATTGGCGATGGCATCATGCTTGACCCCGATGATCGGGGGCGGTTGCGGCACCTGTTCCAGCGTGAAAATGTGGGTATTCAGCGCGCGCAAACGCAAATTCTTCAACTTCTGATCGCGCGGGGATTTCGCCTGGGTCGATTGGATTTCCTTGCGCAACTCCACCGCCGCCTTGAGCGTTTTCGGAAACTTCGTGTCCTCGGCGGAAAGCGTCAGCGGTTCATCATCCGCCCCGGCATCTTCCAACTTCAATTTCTTCGTGTCCGGATTCGGCGGCAGCGCGGACAGGTGCGATGTCCGCGCGGCAATCAATTGCGCATCGGTGACGAGCGGCGCATCCGGTTTTAACGCCGGATGTTCAACCGGCGTTTCCACGCCGGTGGGTGATTCAAGCTTGTCGCCCATGATAAAAATTTTGATTGCGGTTTAAATATTTGCCAGCGGCAGCTTGCCGCTTAGCCGTTGGTGCGGAGACTGACGATGCCAACGCGGTCGGCAGTCGTATAATCAAGCGTCCAATTCGCCGCATTGATCAATTCGCTATTGGCCGGGGATTGACCGGCAATGCCCGCTTGACCCGTCCAGCGCAGCCCGTTCGGATGCAGGAGGAACCGGCTGCGGTCATAAATTTCACTCTGATTGATGCGGTTATCGTTGAAATAGCTCAACGAAGCCACGTCCACGATCTGTGTGCCGTCCACCTGCGGTTTTTCGCCCCAGGCAAAGACGCCGGGCGCAAAAACATAGGTGTCGAATACATAACCGTTTTGCGCGCCCGCGCGGAACAACAGGTTGCTCACAAAAACGCGGTAGCCTTTGTAATATTCCACCACCGCTTCACCCGGCTTCGGTGCGGGGCCGGTCAGCACCGTGCCCGATTGCAGGCTGTAATGCGTGAACGAAATCTGATCCTGTTTGATGAGCGCCGCGCGGATGATCGGGTGCATCGCAATGCCGCCGCCCAGCGTGGTATCCGCCAGTTCCCCGAGCTTCGCGATGGTATCCGCGAACACGAAAGGATTGATCAACTGGTTCGCCGCCGGATTTGCGCCCGCTTCCAAAAACACGTCATTGCGGACGGCGGCCAATGCGCCCGCACCGCCGGGAGCGCTGTTGAAACCGAAAATGCCACGGCAGATGGAAAGCAGCGTCACCTGGCGTTGCTTCTGGCGGCGTACCGCCAACTGGCTGGTGATGCCTTCCACTGGCGTTTCGCCGGCACCGATAACCACGGCGGCCAGCGCCGTTGCGCCCAAGCCGCTTTCGCGATTCATCATCGGCGCGATTTGCTTGCCACTGCCCAGGGCTTGCAACTGCGGCTGCACGCCTTCCGCCTGCACATTGTCCGCCTGATCCGTGATGTCGCGGAAATAAGGCACATTCGCCGTCACACCACCGCCGGCGGCCAGCGCGTCAAATTCCGGCGTGCGCTTCACAATGTTGCTGGAAATCAGCGAGGGCATCGTATTCATCTTTTCATTCAGCCCGCGAATCCAGATGTCCGGCGTCCAGAGCGAGGCGATATTGGTCCCGGCGGCGTTCGGATAAACACCCAGCCGCGCGGACAGCCGCCATTTTCCGGCGAAAGTAGCGATGACCAAAAGCCCCATGAAAAACAGGGTCGGCTTGCACATCGCCAGCAAAGAAAGCAGGACGATGGCCACGGCAAAGACTGCCACGCGGGCGATGGATTTAAGAAGGTTCAGGTTCATAAAAAAATTGAAATTTTGAAAGGGTTTGGTGACTGGTTTAGGCGGCTTTGGCCTGCGACTTGCGCCAGGCAATTTCCTCATCCAAGGTTTTGAATTTCTTCGGCGCGGTGGGGTCGGCGGCCGTGCTGGCCGGGGCGGCAGGCATCTTGGAAATATCCACGCCCGTCTTAGCCAGCGCGGAATTGGTGGCGTTGATCTCGGCATTGGCCAGTTCCAGCAATGTGGCCGTGGCCTTGAGGCCGTTCGGGCCGAAAGTGGCGGCATCCACCTTGGCCATGTGGCCGCGCAGCAAGGAAGTCAGGTCGAGTTCCAGTTTGTTCGCCGTGGAAAGCTGACCGTTCAAGGTCTGGACCTGCGCTTCCAGCGTGGTTTTGGCGGTGGTAAGGCTGGTAACGCTGGCATTGGCCGTGGCCAGTTCCGTGGTTAGGCGCGTGATTTCGCCATTCACCGTGGTGCGCAAGGTTTCGAGGTCAGCCTTGAACGCGGCATCGGCGCGGGCTTCCAGTCCGGTCACTTTGGCAATCAAATCGGAAATTTTCATTTGGATTTTCAGTTGCGGGGTTACCGCGTTCTGAAAATCCAAAGCAGTCAACTGTTACCCGATGAATTCCTTGAGCGTATCGAGGTCTTTCACCACATCATCCGCAAAGCCCAGGTCAACCGCTTCGCCCGCGCGGAACATCTGGCCCTGCATCGCATCATCCGGAATCTCCCCGAGATTGCTGCGCATGTGGTCGTAAAATTCCTGTGCCAGATCCATTACCTGATCCTGAATCAGCTTTTCCTGTTCCGCCGTCAGGCTGGTGCCCGGCATTCCCATGCCCTTGTATTTGCCGCTGGTGAAAACCTTGATCTTGAGCCCGCGCCCCTCCGCGATCTTCGAAGTGTCCACATAGGCGCAATACACGCCGATGCTGCCGGCCTGGGCCGATGGCGAAAGAAACCGTCCGGCGCTCGCGGCGGCAAGGAACATCCCGGCGCTCGCCACCATGCCGCCCGGCGGCACAAAACAGTAAACTGGCTTTTCGCTGTCCTGAATGGCATTGGCGCATTCCAACAAACCGCCCCACATGCCGCCCGGCGTATCCATCACCAGTAAAATATTTTCCACCTTGGCGTTGCCGTTCGCTTCCTCGATGTCGTCCATGATGTCCTGGTAATCCGTCGCGCCCGCGCCTTTCTCAAAGGCATCCAAGCCGATGCCGAGCGGGCCTTTCACTGGGATCAATGCCAGCGAGCCGTCAATGGTCATCTGTTCCAGTTCCACCGTGCCCCCGCAAAAATCCTTGCCCTCGCGCTTCGCCTCAAAATCCGCGCGCGACAAGTCGCGATGCTCCTGCAGCATCGTCAGAATGTTTTCCACCGTCTCCGGCCGCATCAGCAACGGCGTCCGCGTCAGGATTTCAAGCAATTTTGGCAATTTCATAGTCTATGGGATCCATTCGGTGGCTTCGTTTGTGAAAGGATCTCGGCGGCTTGCTCTGGCGACAATATTGTAATTCCGCTGGCCGGCAGTTTGGGGCCGAATGCCGCGTTTTCCACGTCGCGCAAAACCGCCGTTAGCGCAAAATGGATGTCGCCCAATGTGCATTCACCCTCTTTGCCGGCCTGATTAGTGATGGCCGCAATTTGTTTATGGTATTCGCCTATTTTCATGGTTTTTTGTCTTTCTCTTTTTTGTCCGGCGCGGGGGCGTCCGGGTCATTCTCCAAATCCGCATCTGTCGCGCTGATGTCCTCGGCGGGCAATTTGCCCAACGGGTTCGGACTGCGCTGATCGAGCCGTTCCAGCCAGCCGCCGGCATCCAGAAACGGATATTTCTTGGCCAGCCGTTCCGCGCGTTGCGCCAGATCACCTTCCTCATTTTCGCGCTCGTCGCCGAAATGGTCCGGGTCGCCGCCGGTTTTGCGGATGATTCGCGCCCGCGTGGTCAAACCCATCTTCAAATCATCCCGGTCCGCCTGGCGGTCATTGCCTTCGTCCGTGGTGAATTCTGCCGGCCAGATAATTTCGTAGGTGTACGGGTCCGCCGCCGCGTTGTTTTCCGGAATCAAACCCTTGCGCATGGCCCAGGCGATGCGCCGGTTCACCAGCCATTTGATGGTCCGCTTGCCCGCGCGTTGCCGGTCATGGATGATCGTTTTCACCTGTTGCCCCACCGCGCGCACAAAGGCGCGGCCCATCTCCTTGGCGTAAATCAAATCGTAAGGCCAGTGCTTGGCCAGATAGCCGCGTTCCACCCGCTGCACAAATTCTTCCTCATTCATCGAAGGCCGCTCGAACTTCACCGCCTCGATTTCCTCGTTATTGTCCGTGGAAAGTTCCACCAGCCCCGCGCCAATCTCCTGATAATTGGTCTGCTTGCGCTTGCGCGGCATCAGGGGATTTTCCTGATCCAACCCAAAACCATCGTCCACATCCGTTTCTTGAACGCCGCTGGCCGGCTTGCCGTCGCGCGTCTTGCGTGTCACGCTCATGGCCGCGCTCAAAATCATCGCCTGCTTGATGTAATAATCGAAGTCCTGCACGTTCACGATGGCCATGATCTGCGGTGCCAGCTCGGGAATGAAACCGATCTGGTCGCTCCATTTGCTGGAAAAATTCAGATGGATTTGCGCCGCCGGAATATCCTTGTAAGCCATCTTCCCGTCCTCGTCGAAACCGAGGATGCGAACGCCGATGCGTACCATGTTCCGGTCCACAATCACCCCGTCAATGATGCGCGCCCCGTTGAACGGGCTTTTCGGATCGTTGATGACCATGTAGCCGAACATCAACCCGCCATAGCTCGCCCATCCACCCCAGGCCAGTCCCCACATGCCATAGTCATTCCAGCCTTTCCCCAGCGGTGCCACGTCACCCTTGGCCGTGTCTTGCAAACCCCAGCCGTTGCCAATGCGCGTGGTCGGAATGATTTGCGCCTTGCCCGAAACATCATCAAACATCACGGCATAGCCGCCGTCACAATCCAGCGCCGCGCTGATTTCCGTCAGCGTCGTCCAAAAATCATGTTCCGGCCCGAGGATGTTGCAATCATGGTAAAATTCATCGTTGATGTGCCCCGCCATCAATTCGCCCCATTTTTGCGTGGACGATTTGCTGCGCACATGGCAGGCCCGGCCAAAGGCGAAATTCGCCTTCATCATCAACGCCGCGTCAATGTTCGGGATGCCCGCGCGGATCACGCGCGAATAATTCGTCATTTCCCACCGTTGCCAGCTGGTGATGTTCTGGAACGTGTGCGGACGCAGCAACGGACGCGGACGGCTCTCATTCGGGCGGTTCGACGGCGTGTCGTATAGCCCGATGAACGGCGCTGGATAACGCCGCCGGGCCGGTGCTCCTGTCCAATCAACAATTTCGCCCATAAATCAACAGAAAATCGGGGTGGTACTGACCGGACGCAGAACGCCGCGCAACTGGCGCGTGAGTTTCCCGGTCGGGTCAATCGTGGCCAGATCGGGGTCAATCAGGATGGATTCCGTGATGTATTGCAGCTTGAGCGAGGTCGGCAGGTTGCTGAAATTCGTTTCCACCCCGCGCGCCGTGGCCGAATGCGTCACTTGGCCGCCCAGGATTTCCTCCTGCACGGCTCGCAAAAGCGTCATCTTTTCCTCAATGGTGAATCCAACAAATCGGTCGGTCATTACCCATCCCGGCCAGTCAAATTTTCAGCGGATGCCCGTGCGGCTCGCACGCGGACGGCATGGATATGTTTGCAGACGATGCCGCGCACCATGAATTGCTCGCAACCGCAGGCCGGATGCCCCGGCTCGCCATGCTCCGAATAATCCAGATCCACAATGAAGGCGGTCCCGGACCGGCTCTCGCTCTGCACAATGAACCGCGTCGGCTCGCCCGGTATCGGTTCAATGTTCACTTGGCGCGGCGAATTCTTTTTCCAACAGGCAAAGCTGGCAGGGAGTGGTTATTTGGGGATGTCCGATTTTATATCCGCAGGAATGTTCTTTGATGGCGGACTGCATGGCTTCCAGATTTTGAAGCACTGATTTGATTTCTCTTGGATAAATTGCAACCCACCGCGCGCCATGATTCATCCGTGCCTCCCTCCCATGTTTTCCGCATGTCAGCGCGCATTTTTAGGGCGGTTTCAGCCTCGGTAAGCTTTCGCCTGATAAATTCACCTATATTTTTCATAAATGGTTCCAGCGTCACGCAGGATTGACGGCTTCCTGCCCGGTGCCCGGCGCGGCCAGCGCCTCGCCGCGCACGGTGCCGTGCATCATCTTCAAAACGATGTTTTCGCAATGGCAATCCACCAGATGTTGTTCGTGATGAAACTCCACCACCTGGGTCTTTTTCGTCTTGGGATCGTTCTGGATGGCGAAACCGTTCATCTGATCCTCGTAGGATTTCTGGCCGATGGCCTTGGCGCGCGTGATGTCATCCACGGCGGCGGTATGCGTGATCTTCGGCTGGCCCGGCAAACCCAGCCGCATTTTGTAAAGGATTTGTTTGGCGGCAAGGTTGCTCCAGCGATGCACCTGCACATTGATTTTAAGCCAGCGATCCCCGCCCGGTCGCCGGTCAAGGATGTCCACCACATACGTTTTCGGCGGCCAATAGGAACGCCAGACACCATCCTCCCATTTCACGCCCCGGCCATCATCACCCACCATCACTTTCCACGTGGCCCAAACCATTTTGCCGCTGTCATCCAGCGCCGGTTCCATGGTCCGATAATGCGCCGCCTTTTCCTTCACGATGTCCAGCCAGTTGCCGCCGTCGATCGCCACGTTGCGCGTGGGAATTTTGAATTTGTTTTTGATGCCGCCCGTGATGATGCGCTCGCCCTTTTCGTTGGTGGTCACCACGCCGAATAGCATTTCCCAACTGGTGGCGTAACCCCATTGCAATTCCACCGTGTTCCCCTGTTTGTCATTGCCGCAAACCGTGTACCAGAAATGGCCCGTCACATCCTTGCCCTGTTTGAGAGATTCCACCAGGTCTTTCTGGCAATCCACGTTCAAGGAACGGAATGCCTCGTTTGGAATGCGGCCCTTTTCATCCAGGTCCACCGTGCTGGTGATGACTTCCACCCGCGTTTGCGTCAATTTCGCCTCGTAAAAAATGGCGCGCTGGCTCATGTACCAGTTTTCCAGCTTCACCGGATTGCCGGATTCAAAGGCTTCCTTGGCCTCCAGATAACTCGCCGCGCCGGATTCAAAACTGTTCGTGTAATTCCCCTCGCGCGGAACCACGAAAAGCACAGTCTTTGGTGTCCTAAACCGGCCGGTCGGCTGGTTGTTAGCGTCCAAAATCGGAATGCGATAATCCTGATCGTATGAATCGGCGATGGCTTTCCGATTTTTCAAATTATCCTCAATCAGCGTCCCGCAATGGTAACATTCCCATTTCGCCAGCCGCGCCCGTTCCTCCAGCGTAAGAATCTTCCCATTGCCAGCATCCGCCGGCGGTATCTTCATGCCCGCATCTGTGCCCGGCGTGGGAGGCGTCCAAAGCTCAATCTGACCCGGCAATACTCCGCGCGGGCGGATGGGTTTAAAATCGCCGGGACGCGGGATGGAATATTCCTTTGGACATTCCCACGTCTGCCGTCCGCCGCAATAGGGGCACGCCCACGTCAAGGGCACCCGATGCGCCAGTTTGGATTTCGTATCAAAATCCTCTCCGGCCATCCCCGCCTGGCTTTCAATGAAGATTTTGCAATTGTTCGCGAACCGGTCCGCGCGCCGTTCCAGCTTTTCCAACATGCCCGGTTTCCATAGCCATGCCTCGCTGCCCCAGATAAAACGCCAGGACAAGGATGACATCGTGCCGTCATTCGCCCCGCCGATCTCCAGCAACCGCCCCGCCGTGAACTTGATGCGCGTGGATGTGATCCGGTGCCGTCCCTGCGTATCTTCCTCCATGATGCCCGAAATCATTTTCGAGATTTCCGGATGTTGCTTCACCGTATCCATTAACCGCGTGGCCACATACAATTTGGCCTTCGGGTCATCCTCAAACACGCACAACACGGAATCGCTCTCATGCTCCAGCCAGAATGGCACGGTGATGTCGCCGCAGATGGAGCCAAACGTCTGCGTAGCCTTGGACAGATAGACTTTGCGCACATCCGGATCGTTCAGCGCCTTGAGCGGCCCGCGCATGTGGTTTGCGGTCTCAATCTGAAAATGCCCGTCCTGTTCCGCCGGCATCGAGGCGTAGCCTTTGCCCACCAGCTTGAACCGCGCCGCATTCTCCCAAATCTCCCCCTTGAATTTCTCCTTGGTCAATGCCGCCAGAAATGGGTTGAATTCGATCATGCCTCCACCTTGGCATTGTTGGGTACAGGCACCGCCTGTTCATTCGCCTGGATTTCCGCCGCCATGGTCGCCATATATTTCCGCAAAAGTTCTGGATTCAGCCGGCGCAATTCCGCCATCACCATCTGCGCCCATTCCTCGGGCAACCCGATGCCGGACAGACGCACCGCAAATTCCTCGTAAGCCGATTTATCGAACAAATCCCAAAGCGTGTTCCGACCCAAATTGCCCAGCGCGGACAGTACGCGATTGTGTTCCGCCTTTTCGAGATATTGACCGCGCTCCTTGTTCCGCAAAAAGCGTTCATGCTCGAACCGTTCCAGTTCGGATTTTTTGCCTTCGATCTCCACCAGCTTGAACAGGTCCGGCGTGCCCGCCAGCTTGGCGGGATCGTGGAACTTGCATTTGCGATACCAATCCGCCCAGGCCAGTTTCGGCCAGCGTTGCGCCGCATCCGGGATCGGTGGCGCGGGCGCGCCATCCAGCCGCTTGCCCTTGCTCCAGTCGGAAATATCCTGCTTGCTGATGTTCACCTGGAAATGACGGCTCAACCATTCCGCCAGCGCCGTCTGGTTCGGGGCCAAAGGCTCGTCATTTTCCAATCCTTCCGCCGATTGTCCGCCGCCGGCCGTCAGCGCCCCGGCGTTATTCTTCGGCACCGGCTGGGCCATGATGAACTTGGCGCGCGCCGCCAGGTCGGCGAATTCATCCTTATGCCGTTCCAGAAATTCCACCAGCTTTTGCACGTCGAACCCGTTGCGCTCGCGCTTCGGAAAATCCCGGAACGTCCGCCAATATTTCAGGTTCGCCTTGTTTTCCCGCTTCGTCGGAAACCCCAGCGCCACCAGAATATTCTCCGGCGTCCGCGCAAAGCGCCGAGCCGGCGCGGCATCGGGCCGGTCATCTGTCTGGCGTGATTTTTTCTTACCGCTCATTTGGATCCGTTTGCAATTTCCAAAAGCACGTCGGCATGGCAGGGCTCGCCGCTGGGACACCAGCACGCCAAATTTTTGCCGCGCAATTCCGCGCGGATGATTTTCTTGGTAAAGGGTGGAATGCCGATATGGCGGCGGAAGCGGTTCACCGCCGCTTCCCGCGAAAAACAAACCCCATGCTGGGCGTCCAGCATGATTTCCTGCGGATCACCGGTTGGCTGATGCACCTTGAACGGATTACCCCATTTCGATGGCCGCGCCACCACCACCGTATCCGGTGGCAATCGGAAACCTTTTTTGCGCGATAATTGGATGCGTTGCGGTTTCATTTCGTGCACTTTTTTGTATTCATCAACGGCGTGGCGTAAATCGTTCAGCAAATCGTTTGAGGCGATTCGAAATCCAAGTTCTTTAAACCAGCGATATTCGCCTTTGAATTTCCGATATATTTTCATTTTTTGGCAGCGACAGCTTGCCGCCGGAAATCCGGCGCGGCATGGATGGCGGCATGATGTAGCAAAGTCTGGAACCGCGTGGCCTGTTCCATCCGGGTCTGCCGGTTCGCGCTCATCACCAGCGCCGCTTGGATCTGACGGCGATACCGGATAAACAAACGCCAGACCTGGGGCCGTTCCTTTTCGGACAATTCCGCATCCGACAATTGCCCCATAAACCGCTTATCCCACGATGCCGGCGCAAACCGGCAGCGTTGCAACAAATTCACCGCCTGCTTTTCATCCTCCGTTGTGGCTGTGCGCGCGGTCATATTTCGTAATCGCTCCAAATCCCACGATTGAGCATGTGATTCTTGGCCGCTTCCAATAATTTGATCATGGCTTCCAAAACCTCGGGGTGCGCGATGTCCCCGCGACAGTTCAAATGCGGCACCGGAAAATCTTTGCGTTCATAAAACCGTAGCGTAAGCGATGGACTGCGATGCGTATAAATGCTCGCAGTGCCCTGCGGATGTGTAATCGGCACATCCACCATTTGAAACCGCACAATCTCACCGGGATTTCCCCGGCTCGTTTTGCGATGCTCAATTTTGAGATATGCCATAATCGGGTCCGGTGTCACGCTGGCTAGGTTGGTTCAATAAACTCACAATTAATTCGGGCGCATTGCGTGATGAAATCAAGTTCATCAAACGCATGCACATAACAGGTTCCTCGCGCGGATATTTGAAAACAAAGATTGCTTAGGTTGTATTCATCGAAAATGGTATGCGCCACGTCGCGGCAATCATTTGTGCGGCCATAATCCACAATGCAAATCACCGCGCCACGCTTCATTAATTCAACCAGTCGTGAATACTCACGGCTGGTTTTGTAGCCAGATATTTTATAGATTGTGCTCATGCCGTTCTCTGCGCCTCTGCGTTTAATTCTTCGGCCTCGCCTTGGTCGTTTGTATTGAAAATCCCCAGCATTCCGCGCATGGGTTTGAACGGCACCGGCAGCGGATTGGACAGCACGAAACCGAACGGCCCGACAAAGAACCGCGAGGGATGCCGCGTGACGCAATCTGTGATCGTCACAATGCCGACGATGCCGCCGCGCTCCAGCTTTTCCAGCGCGGGAATCCGCGCCGCCAAGCTGGGATTGAACGTGCGCACGAAGGCCACCGCCTCTGCATATTCCGCTTCCGTGCAACCCTTGGCCGCGTGGATCTGGATGTCCCCGCGAAACTTGGTTTCCCACGTCCGGTTCTCCACCGGTTTGTGCCCCTCCATGATGAGCCAAGCCCACGGCTGGCGGACTGAAATGGCTTTCATAGGGTCGGAAATTCCTTGATGCGCCAAATTTTGTCTGGAATACGGCCCTGTTCGCCGGATTTGAAAGCGCAATCCTGTTTGATATAGATCGGAATGCACATTTCCTGACAGTATTCGCCGGCGGATGTGATGCACTCCAAACCGCCATCACGACGGCCCTTCCCGCTTTCCAGCCCCGCAATCATCCAGGACAGGAATTCCCAGCCGCGCCAGTTCACCGGCTCGAGGGCGGGTTCGTACGAAACAAATTTGACGGGTGCCTTTACCTGTTCAAAGAATGGCCGGCGTTTGTCCGCCATCTCCTGATTTTCCACACTGACACCCAGCCAGATATGGCGCGGCCATTCCGCATTGGCCACCAGGCGCAACATGGTTTCGCCCGTGCATTCAAAGCCGCCATTGGCCACCGCAGTCATCCGGTCCGGCAATTGTTCAATGCGCTTCGTCAGCAGCAAAATATCCAGATGATCCGCCCGGCATATTTCACCGATGAATTCCGCAAAGGTTTCAATCGGCCATTTCCGGTCCAACCAGTCGGAATTGGAATCCGCAAAAAAACGGATGCGCCGCAATGTGCCCGTGCATTCGTTATCGGCCAGCGTAGTGCCGGGCGGACATAGCCCGCATTCCTGGCCAACCCGCACAAATGGCTGCGTCTCATGGCATTTATCGCAGATGCAGAGCTTGTTCAACCGCCGAAGCTTGGCGGAAAAGTCCGCCACCGGAATGCGCTGGCCGCGCGGGCCCCATGTCTCGCGCCCCATCCCGCGCATCACCCGCGCGATGGTTCCGATCTCGGCGTAACAGTTTTTGCACCCCGGCGATACTTTATCGCACCCGATCACCTTGTTCCCGGTGTCATCACACCAGCCGATGGAGTTTTTAATTTTTGACATAGTAGTTTTTCCTCACGCTGTTCTCTGCGTCTCTGCGTTTAATTGGCCTTCCCCAGCCGCAATTTCTTGGCCTGATTTATGGTGGCTTCCACCGGCACGGTGGTTTCCAGAAATTCATCCAGTTTTTCCGGCGGCCAGGTCTCCATCGGTTCCTCGCGGTTCAAATCATCGAATAGCACCTTCAAGCCGGCGGCGCGACTGACGAAATCGCTGAACAGATTCCGCGCATGCGCATTCTGGAGTTCCTTCCGGCGCGGCGCATCAATCAAGCCCAGCGCCTGGAACGCCAGTTGCATTTCCTGTTTGGCGAGCTGCAATTGCTCGCGAGTTCGGATCGGTTCCTTGATTGTCTTGGCGATGTGGATGCACGCCTGCACATGCTCCAGCCCCACGCCCGGTGCCAGCAACGGCTGGATTTCCTTGCGGAAAAATTCCTTGCCCGCGAGGTCGAACAACATCTGCGTGCGCGTACCGGACATCTGTTGGATGGCCAGCCCGCATTCACGCAGGTCATTCACCGTGCCAATTTCCTCGTCACTGATGACATCCGCGCGTTTCTTGGCGCGGACCCAATGTTTGTTGAACGTTTTGCACGCCGCCTTCCGCGCCCGCGCACTCATCTTCCCCGCGCGCTCGGGATAGCTCATGTCCGAGCCGGACTGGCCATTTTTTTTAGATTCGATCATAAATCATCCGTTCTGGTTATTTTCCGGAACCATTTGGGAACTGCGGAGTTAATGCAGTCCTGGGAACAATTCGGGCTGCCGTGGCATTTCTTGGCATGCCGCATTTTGTAAGCGTGATGGGTTTGCGTTTCGGGAATATCAACCAGTTTTGTCCACCCGATGAAGTCACAGAACCAAAACACCAGATGGAAATATCGCTGGCTGAATCCAAGCCGAAAATATTCCTTTATCAGAGACAGGCCGGCTCGCAGGCGTGATCCGTGGTAGGCAATCACCACCATTTCGCATTCGCTATTAAAAATCGGCGCGATTTTGAACATCATAGGATGTTGCTTCCTCATGCGTTCCGCCCTGGTTTCAAAAAGCTCGCGATGAACTGGTTTTTTTGCAGTCATAGGTCAGTTCAAATAACGTGTGATTTCTTCGCCGATCCATTTCCCGACTGGAATACTGACGCCATTGCCAATCATTCTAAAAGCTTGTCTCTCTGTGACGCCATCGAAGCTAAAATCATCCCGTAATCCTTGCAGACGTGCGTATTCACGAACCGTGAACGGCCTTACGCCTTTCGGAAAACGCGCATCTTTTACCACCCGCGTCGAGACATCCTTTGCATAATGCGCTACACAGGTTGGTGCTATATCACCCCGCGCCGGATCGCACACAATTGGAAGGTCTCGATACTCGCCGTTGAGGCGCTTATAAAAATAATCCGGGATTTCCATCTGCGGCTCATCTTCGAGGATTTCAGCCAAAGTGAGCGGCCTATGGTATTCCGGCAAACGCCATGCGAATGGTTTGCGCGAACCTAGAATTATGAGGCGGTCTCGCTTTTGTGGCAGCCATGTCTGCGACCGAACCGGACAAAATACCGTCACGAAATAACCATGCAGCTTTGTTAAAGCCTCCATCACCACTGGAAATTTCCGCATCCCTGGGACATTTTCAGCGCCAAAAATTTCCGTGGGATCAACTGCCTGATGCCGCAATGCATGTAGATAAAGCTCGTCGCCCGTGCGAACTCCATGAATGTCCCCGATCGTGGAATATTTTTGGCAGGGATAAGTGAAAAACCGGGCATGGCATTTTGGTTCATTCGCAACCAATTTTTTGGTAATATCCGCGCATTGCGAATTGTGGCCGTTCTTACGGGCTATTTTCACGCAATCTTCATCTAGCTCATAGGATATCTGCACATCCAAACCGGCTTGCTTCAAGCCTTCATCCATTAGGCCAGCGCCGGAAAAATATGTATTTACGATGGGTTTCATTGACAAGATTGGCACATACATCCAGCCGGATGTTTTTCGTTGGCGAGTTGTCCTTTGCGCGCCGTGGTCATGTTGGCGCGGGCCGTTTCGCACCGTTCATCGTCCTCGGGTGGCAAACCGAGTTTTTCCCGGAAGATGACGCGCATCTTGTTCAACGTCTGTTTGCTGATGCCGGTTTTGCGGGCGAGGTCCGCGATGTTTTCCGCGCCGGCGGCCGTCTTGAACCCAAGCACCAGCGCCATCACCCGCTGCGCGGCGCAAACTTCCTCGTAAGTTTTCTGGTTCGCTTGGTAAGAAATCAGGACGTGATACGCCAACCGATGCCGCGCATTCACATCGCGCGCGGCGCGGACGGCGTCCGTTTTTTCGGAACGATCGCCACCGGGTGCCACCCGGTCGTCTGCCCAGGCAATGATCTGGACCGCCGTGGCCATGTTCACGCCCAGCTCGCGGCAACATTCGTGCAACAATTCCTCGCCGCTCCGATCGCTCAAGCCATCGTCTGGCGCGAAAGGTTCCACCGCGTAATTATTTTTGCCGTCAGCGTCTTTCATGGTTTGGTTGTTTTCTTGATAGCATTCAAATAACAGGCATTCATCCAGCCGCCCACATTGCGGATGCTGCCCCGCTGGAGTTGCGCCTGGCGGATAACGGAATTGACGAGCGCGGCATCTTCATGCTCGATGCGCTCGCGCCAGTGCGCGGCATTTTCCATGGAAAGCGACGGGGCCAGCCGGGCAATATCCGCCATCATTTCCGCCGTGGTCCGCCGTGAAAGTTCACCTACATTGTGGTCCGTGCCGGACGGGCCACCATTGCCGCCGGTCGCTGACCGGTTGCCCCCATGTTCATGTAATTTTTTAATACCTGATCCAGAAATTACATGTTCATGAACATGAGCGGGCTGCGCCGGCTTGGCCGGGTGGCGGGCATGTTCGGGCATGAATTCTGGCATGGCATGAGGGGCATGAACGGCATGAGTGACGCATGGATTCGCCGGTTTTGGCGGCGGCGGTTCCGGCGGTTTTGGACGCGGATGATCGTAGCCCGCGCCCCGTGTGATTTCACACGCGGGCCGTGTTAAATCACACGGATTAGTGATATTTAACGCCTGGCGCGACGATAATTCGGCCAGCACCGCATCCAAAGGCCGTTCATTGGTGAACAACTCGGTTTGATCGCCGAATTCATTCAGCATTTTCCAGATCACATCCGCCCGGACCCGGATCACGCCTTGATACGCATCAAACAGCACCGCGCCACACCGATGCAGACTGGCGATGGAGGCATTCAATTTCGCGGGCCGGTCGAATACCCCGACGAGCAACGCGGTGCGCACCGGCTCGCCCGCCGGCGAGATTGCCAGCGCCGCCACCAGCAATTTCAATTCGTGCTTGTCGAGATTCATTTCGACAAGCGTTGCAGGCGGTCGATTTCGGCAGAAATAAGCGCCCCGGCTTTTACCAGGTTTCGCACCTTATCGGGTGATGGCTTCCACCAAATCGCCTCCCAAGGCCATTCGCGCGGCGGCCTTTGCATCGCGGGATGGCCAACATTGATTGCGGCGCGGCAGTAGCTAAGTGATGCATCCAGCAATTCGCCGCGCGTGTGGTGGTCATCATGCTCTGGCGTCCAGCCTTCTTTTGCAATCTGCCGCGCGCGTTCATCGGCAATGAGTTCAATTCCTGTTTTCATGGCTTTGTGTATGTATGGCTAATCCCGATCCGCCGGGTTGTAATATCGTCGCCGCGCCTTGCTGGGCTTCGGTTTGCTTTTTGGCCGCGCCGGTTTAATCGCCAGTGGCAACTTGCCGCCCGTGGCGAACCGTTCCGATGGCAATGCCTGCAGCGGGTTAGTGAAAATAATTCCGTGGGCCGTCATGCTCATGACACCAGCCTCCTGACTGACGCCAGTTTGGATTCCAAGGCCAGCGCGCGCGCCTGGGCTTCTGGCGATAGATCCAGCCAGATCGCGCTGATGGCCGCCGCGAGCGCGTCAATGCTGCCGCGAATCGCCGCCGCATCGGCTGCACCAAAACTGACCCGCGCCGCCGCCGGAAACAGCGGGATTGGCATTTGAACGTGCACGGGGAGTCTTGCCCCTGTTCTACCATCCGGCGGCTGGCATTCCGGGCAGCGCCGGCGCGCTGAAAGTTTTCCCGGCGGCGGCATATGATCCAGCCAGCCGGTATCGTTGCACCGGACACATTTGACCAATGGGGAATGGTCTGGAACTCGCGTGGCCAGACGCGCCTGTGTATCCATCAAGGATGTTTCGGGCATAAATTTTCTGATTGATTCGTTTTCATGGCCTCTTGAACCAGATTTTCAAACCGTTGCGCCCGTTCCAGTTCACGCGGATGCGGATTCAGCACCCGGCCGGGCCGATGCCAAAGCAGGTAAAGTTCCTGGGTGGTCGGATTGCGGCGGTGGGCATATTGAAATGTTTCCACGCGCTTTAACCAGAGCCCGCGCGCAATCCGGGCGGACATATCCGGATTCAAACTCCAATCCGCCGGCAAAACTTCTGTCAAACCCTGTGCACAAATCTCGCGCCGCGCCTCCCGTGGCATGATCTGGTAGCGCGTGATTTCGCCGCTACTGCCAACGGCGGCATCGCGGTCACCGCTCTCCATCTGCGAAAGGGCGGCCAGGTGGATCGCCGTGATGATGGCAATGGCATTTGTCATGCGGATAAGGGTTCCTCGATTACGATGACCTTGCGTTTCGAGCGTTTAACGCCAAGTTCACGAAGCTCAAACATCGCCTGCCATTCGGGATGTTCCTTGACCATGTGCCGGACGGCGTGGGCCGTGAAATGATCGTTCAACATAAAACCGCGCTCGCAATGCAGATGGATGCCGCGCCGTTTGAGTTCGCGCCGGATGCCGTCAATCCGGTCCCGCAAGGTTTCCCAAAGCAGCCGTTGCGACACACCGCGCCGGGTGCGCTTGAACCGCCCGTAATACGCCGCCGTTATCCGATAAAGCCGCGCCATGATCTGGCCGCCGCCGGGCGTGGCCTTCCACGCCTCGAACCGCTGAACGATCGTAGGTTCAAAAAGTTCTGTTTGGGCGGCGGCCATGGTTATTGAAAAAATTCGTCGGTCGCCTTCATAGGCTGTCCGCGCGTAATAAGCTCAAGTGTTCGCAGGCGACTAAGTGCGTTGTTGAAACCGCCGCTGTTATGCGAATATCCGACTGCCTGACCGACATCCTCGGCTGAAAATGCGTTCGGATAATTGTCCACCAAAAAAGTCAGGATCGCTCGCTCACATTTTCCAATAGGCTCACCATCGGAGGTAGGCGCATGGATGGTAATTGGCTGGCGGCCAATATTTGAAACTGCCATTTTTGGCGGCGAAATTCGTTCAAGTTTTTGGGAAAGTTCGGCGTGAAGTTTTCCGGCACGTTCGAATCCGGCCAAAGCTATTTGCAGTTTTCCTTGTATGATTTCCAATTCACTACCCACGCGCCGCAGTAAATTTTTTTCCTCGGCGGACAAAACCGGTACTTCCACAGTTGTCTTTATAGTTTCGGCTGTAGCCTGTTTCGATAACTTCTGGATTTCTGCATTTAGCCTCTTTAATTCTGACTTCAACAGTACCGGGTCATTGGCCTTGGCGGTCTCAATGGTCGCCTTCATCCGCTCGCCCAACTTGTCGAGTTCAATCTTCGCGAACTTTTTTGGCTGCAACAATTCCTTGCCGATCTCCGGCGTGGCACTGGAATCAAATGTCCATGGCATCCTAATCTGCACCTTCTTGAACATCTTCAAATGCGGATGCGCGCTGCAAAAGAATTCCTCGCCATTTTGCATACCGGCGATTTCCTGCATCACCTGTTCGCGTTGCTCGGACGTGATGACACTGCCCTTGGCCTCAAACCAGTCATTGACCGCTTTTTGGTCATTCGGGCCCGAGGTGCGAAACACCGTCGCCACATCACACAATTCCGTCACGGATTTATTCAAGTCCGCGTTGCGTTGGGAAATGAACATCGCGAAGATGCCATGCTTGCGCCCGCGCTTGGCGATGTCCTCGCCCGCGCCCAGGCAAATGGCCGCGTTCGGGTCTTTCGTCAAAATCCGCTGCGGAATGTACCGGTCGGATTCATCGCAAATCAGTTTCAGCGGATGGCGGTTCTTGTCGTAAAGCCGGTCAAAAAACGGCGCTAGAAACTTCAATTGCTTGGTCTTTGAGAAGTTTTCCAAGTCCACGATGAACGGCTGGCGAAGTTCGGCCAATATCTCTGCCAGTTCCGCGCCTCCATTCTCATGGATCGGCACGTCCGCATGGTCGCCTCCAAAGATAACGACCGGCAAACCATCACTCTTGCCATCGGCGGAAGATTTCAATCCCCACCAATCGGCTTTGAGGTCGATGACACCTGGCACGATGCCGCACTTCACGGACTCCTCAAAAATCACGCGACCAAAAGCCGTCTTTCCGGCACCGCTACCGCCATATACGACATTACGAAGCGATAGAAAATCCAGCGGCAGCGATTCTGATTCTGAAATTTTTAGGTTCATAGTCAGCCGTGGTAGTACTCGTTTTCCAATAATTCGCCAGACGGTGCTACTGCCTCGCCATTCTGTGCCACTGGCAAATGTTCCACCGGCGGCTCGCCGGACAGATCATCAACCGGTTTATTGGCGTGATATTCCTCAATCCGGCCTTCAAATCGCTGGAGCGCGTCAATGGCCTCGGGAATCATGCCGCACGGCGAAATCAGATTGGCGATCCTGCCAACCTCCGCATGGTTTGGATTTTTTTCGAAAGCATCGGCCAATACCTCATGCGCCTCGTCGTATTTCGCCTGCCGCATCAACTGCAACGCGGCCTTGATGGGATTTATTTCAGTGAGTGGCATAATCAGGTGAATTTGAACCACAATTGTTGCGGGGCGCGCCGGTAAAGCTTTTCCCAGGCATTCACCATGGCGCAGATGATTTTGTTACGACGCTCCATCCATTCGAGCGTGTCTTGAATCTGAAACGGGGCCGGTTCCAGCAATGGATACTTCCGCGCCAACGCCTCGCGAAGTCCGCTGGATGAAAATAATCCGTTCCAGCGGTTCACCAGCCGTTTGATGGCACCGGCCACGCCACCGCGTTTAAAAACGAGGAATTCCAATTGGCGAAGCCTTTTCATATGGCAAAAGGCTCCAGTTTTTTTCCGTCGCGGTCTCTCCCGGCGCGGTCTCTCCCGGCGCGGTCGAACCCGGCGCGGTCTCTCCCGTCGCGGTCTCTCCCGGCGCGGTCTCTCCCGGCGCGGTCGAACCCGGCGCGGTCGAACCCGGCGCGGTCGAACCCGGCGCGGTCTCTCCCGTCGCGGTCTCTCCCGTCGCGGTCTCTCCCGGCGCGGTCGAACCCGGCGCGGTCTCTCCCGTCGCGGTCGAACCCGGCGGCGTCTGTAAAGTTTTTGGCGAAAAGATAGATTTCGCCTATCGTGCGATGGCTGGCAAAGAGCCAATAAGCTTCACCGTCTGAAATTCCAATCGCCTTCTGTGCGTCCGAACTGGCGGTATTGTCATTCGCGGTTTTGCCCGACAAAATCTGGCACCACCCGGCGATGCAATGCTTGGTTCCACATCCCGAATGCCAACACGTTTGCCGCCAGGTTTCGGGGTGCTGGAGAATTTGATTCACTGCCGTTTTCAGCAGTTTTTCGCCGCGCAATGGCGAGGCGTCTTGATTTGAAGTTTTGGTTTGCATGATTTTTTTGGGGTGCCGTCTCTCCGGCTGTCACGCTTTCCCGCGTTTGGGATGCAACCCGCCCATGCATCTAGGCTCGCCAGCGGCGGAGGAACCGGGCCGCTGACAATTCAGGTATCAGGCATTCCCGAGCATCGGGACGATTTCCGTTCCATCGGCAATCTGTTTGACCAGAAGCATGATGGATTCGCGCACAATCTGATGCAGCGCCACCGTCTCGTAGAACAGCACCAGGCGGCGATCTTCACAGCGGGATTTCAGGCGCGCCGCAACCTTGTATTTGTCCGCGCCTTGGAACACGGCGAGACCGGCTTCGATCATCGGCGGCAAATCCATCGTTCCGCCAACCGTCGAACTACTGCCTTTCACAACCACTTCCTCGTCATAGCTGACGGAATAGGAACCGTTGTCCAGCCGCAGTGAAGTATTGAACCGAGCATTGCGGTGGCCATGCAGTGTACGCACCAATTCCAGCAATGCCGCGCCGGTCGGTTCCACGAACACGGACTGGTTATCCTCAAGGAACGTGGCGAACTCCACCTGGTTCATCGTCTTGCGATTCGCCGCCTTCCAGATTTTCCACTCGGGCGTTTCGATGGCTTCGAACGTGGCGACGTGACTGCAATACGCCGGTTTCAATTCCGGTGCCGGGCCGTGATAATCCAGCATCGCGGTGAACCGCGCGCCGGTTTCGCTGACATTGGCGAAAATCAGCGTGTCCGAAGTCTTGAACCGCTTGACGTATTCGATGAAGCTGCCCGCTTCCAACAGCATCACCGTGCGCTTGATCCGCGACGGCGGAAAATAATCCTCCAGCGATTCAACCTTTTGCGCTTGCGGAATGACCACGAACGGCACCGCGCCGGTGGGTTGCTGGATGACCGGATTGGCCAGGGCCAAAATGGTGTCGAGAGTTTCTTTGGGAATCATAATTTGGATGATTTGAGTTTGTCCGGTTTGTGATGGTCAGCTTGCGACCTCCTTCAATTTGGCAGGCACTTCCTGTTCCACCGTTTTCAGGTCCAGCTTGGCCTGATTCGGATCCTCGCGAACCAGGTTGAAATCGCCATCCGCGTAGAAGATGCTGCCGGGCACTTCGGATTCCGGAATCTTGGTTTTGACCTTGGGCAGGAAAACCAGCGTGCCTGCATCGCCCTTGGATGCCGGCGCAATGGCCATAGTCAGTGTCACGGTGCCGCCCTTGCCGGTCAGTTGCACGGCGGATGTGACTTGTTTCAGCGCCGCCGAAATGTCCGTGATGACGCGGCCATTTTTGTGCGCTTCGATGATGTTCAGGAAACTCCGGTCAATGCCCGGAGCCGCTTCGCTTGGTGTGTTTTTTTTCATTATTTGGTGTGTTTTTTTGTTATTTGAGACGGGAAAATTGAGACTGGGTAGAACACCCCACTTGCGCCCGCACCGAAGGGGTGGAAAAGTGCAAAATAACGGACGTTCGCAGGGTTTTTTTCATGGGCAAAAAATTAAAGTTTTGGTGGTGATCAGGCGGCGCAAGCTGCTTCGAGTTTTTTCAGTGGGAAAACGCGGCCCGGCAACGGCTTGATGCCATGCTCCGCGCAGAGCCGGTAAAGCGCCTTTTTCTTGGCCTTTTCCGAGCGACCATTGTTCAAGCCGAGAATTTCAAACGCCTGAACCTCATTCAGCGCCAGATGATCTGGAACAAACGTGATGGGAATGCGGCGGGTCATAGGAGGCTGATAAAAAGAAACGTCAAAACGATTAGGGCCAAACCGCATAAAATTGAAATTTTCAAGGAAGATGCGTGCAGCAAATCCAGTTCATTCGGCTGCCGTAAATCATCCGCCAACAGTTTCGGAACATTCCGCTGTATGCGGATTTCATAGCCCGAGATAAATTGGATTGATTTGGCCATGGCAGGTCAGGCGGGTTGCGCTTCCTCCAGTGATTTGGCTTTGTTCTTTTCCGCGATGATGAAATCTGCCAAAACAGCGGAATAATTTGGTTTCTGATTGCCGCGCTCTTTGGCAATGGCTTTCGATTTTGTGACAACGAATTTGTCTAATTCCTTTGGCAGGGTGATGGATCGTCTGATTACTGTGCCGTTCATTGGTAGTATTAAATACTACCAGTTACTACCCGTCAAGCGAAAATGTAACTTTTTAACGATTGACCCAAATGCTACTGAGTGGTATTGGTTTTTACATGAAAGGCGGCGTCCAAATCTCCAATGTTGTCAAACGAAGTGTGAGCTTTAGCCCTACCGTGAATACGTGGGCGGAAGAATTGGCGGCCGCGCGCGGGCAAGAAAATAATTTCTCCGCGTTCCTGGCTGATCTGGTTCGCGAAGCTCGGGAAAAGGAAATTGGGATGAGCGAATCAGTTCCAAAATCTAATTCCAACCCGGAAGATTTGGCGGATTCGGTGGCTGAACACGTCGCCGAGGCGAGCGCGAAAAAAACACCGCCTTCGAAGCGCCGGAAAAAGGGAGGTCTTTAGTCTGTCTGATTATTTCCTCCAATTTGCGAATGAACCTCAACCTTTCATCCACCGACATTGGCAACAATTTCGATTTTAATTCAGCATCCATATATACACATTTTTCCTGTCTGAATCGAGCGAGGAACCTGGTTCACGTGATATGACACCAATCCTGTTAAAAAGTTTCAATATAAGAATCAGATTATCCCGGAGCCTTGGACATTGGCTGTCCATGTGAATAAGTGATCAAAAAATATGGCCCTGACAAAATGCAAAGAATGCGGCGTCGCGATGAGTTCAAGCGCATCAAAATGCCCTCATTGCGGTAAAACAAAAAGCACAGTCGCTGGCATCGTAGCCGCAATCTGCATTGGCATTGTTGGCTTCATCATTCTGCGTTGGTTTTGGTGATTCCAGCCGCCTTTATTTTTGATGAATATACCTACCAATTTACCTACGGTCGGACGCGAATTTTGTCTTTTTACGTCTTTTCCAGTCCGAACCGATGGAAGCCGGGAATTAAAATCGCCGCGTCATTGCTGATTATCTATGAATTTTGAAGATTTAGAAAAATCAGGACGAAGGACTCATAATCCTTTGGTTCTCGGTTCAAGTCCGAGCGGGCCCACCATT